GAAGAACATTGTATCCAAAGCAACTATCCCTGACACATTTAACAATGAATTTGCAATTTATGACTTACATGAATTCTTGTCTGCATTGTCCTTGTTTAAAGACCCAACACTATCCTTTGATGAGAAGTGTGTTAGTCTAAATGAAGAGGGTGGTGGAAGTAATCTCACATATATGTTTAGTGATCCATCTATTGTGACTGCACCAAAAACAGAAATCACAATGCCTTCTATTGATGTGGAGTTTGTCTTTACTCAAAGCACATTCGATAAAATCCTAAAGGCATCTGCTGTCCTTGGTGTTCCAGATGTTGTCTTGACTGGCAAAGCTGGTGGTAAGATTGAATTGACTGTAACTGATCGTAAGAATGATACATCAAACGATTATAGTGTTGCAGTTGGGGAAAATTCACCAAATGACTTCACCTACTATTTCAAAGTAGAAAACCTCAAACTTCTTTCTGGTGATTACAAGGTAGAAGTATCTCAAAAAGGTATCTCACATTTTGTAAATGTGAACAAACCAGTTGAATACTTTATTGCTCTAGAAGCATCCTAAACCAGAAGGAAATATATTATGAATGATGTGATTTTGTGGGTGGAGAAATACCGCCCATCTAAAATTGGTGAGTGTATTCTCACTGAAGACCTAAAGAAAACCTTCCAGCAGTTTGTGGATGATAAACATATTCCAAATCTACTACTGTCTGGCGGGCCTGGTGTTGGTAAAACAACTGTTGCAAAAGCAATGTTGAATGAAATCGGTGCCACCTTTATGATGATAAACGGTTCTGAAGAATCGGGTATTGATGTTCTCAGAAACAAGATTAAGAACTTTGCGTCTACTGTCTCTATGGATGGTAATCGTAAGTTTGTAATCTTGGATGAGGCAGATTATCTAAATCCTCAGTCCACACAGCCTGCGTTGCGTGGGTTTATTGAAGAGTTCCACAAGAACTGTGGGTTCATCCTTACATGTAACTTCAAGAACCGTATCATAGAACCTTTGCATAGTCGATGTTCTGTTGTGGAGTTTCGTATTCCAACTTCAGAAAAACCAACACTTGCTGGACAGTTCTTCAAACGTGTACAGGATATTCTCGCACAAGAAAATGTTCAGTATGAACCAAAGGCTGTCGCTGGTGTTGTGGAAAAACACTTCCCAGACTGGCGTAGGGTTCTGAATGAATTGCAAAGATATTCTGCATCTGGTATGATTGATGCTGGTATCCTAGTCAATATTTCAGAAACGAATATGAAAGACTTGGCAACTTTTCTCAAAGAGAAAGACTTCAAGTCTATTCGTAAATGGGTTGCAAACAATCTGGACAATGATCCAGCTCGTATGTATCGTAAAATATATGATACACTCTATGAAGAAGTCCAACCAGCCACTATTCCTCATCTTGTTCTCGCAACAGCAGATTATTCTTATAAGTCTGCATTTGTCGCTGACCAAGAAATCAATATGCTTGCATATATGATTGAGGTTATGACACAGGTAAATTGGAAATGACTTATGAACTAAAAGACTATCTTAAATCTCTTAACGAAACAAAGGAACATCTGTTAGAATCAGATGATCCTATGTGGGAGAAGAAGTATTCCCCCTATATCATTAACAAGTGCCTGGCACCTTTCAATGACACTATAATGTTAGTTAATGAGATGAATCAACGACACCACCTAGATTCAAAACTACAATATGACTTTTTACTAAATACTATTAGACCCAAGAAACGATATGCACCTTGGGTGAAAGCCGATAAGTTGAAAAACTTGGAGTATATAAAAGAATATTATGGTTATAGTAATGAGAAGGCGAAACAAGCACTATCAATACTAAATGATGACCAGATAACCACTATTAAAAATAGTTTGAATAAAGGTGGAAGAAAATGAATGAAATTGAATGGCATCCTGAGAAGATGCTAGAAGTTAAACTTAATGAACCAGATGACTTTTTGAAGGTTCGTGAGACCTTGTCTCGTATTGGAGTTGCATCTCGTAAAGAGAGAAAACTCTATCAGTCTTGTCATATCCTACATAAACAAGGCAAGTACTACATTGTCCATTTCAAGGAACTCTTTGCACTTGATGGTAAAGACACTAATCTAAATGAGAACGATATCTCTCGCAGAAATTCAATCGCTGGACTTTTGGGTGATTGGGGTCTGGTAGAAATCGTTGGAGATTCAGAACCGAAAGCTCCACTATCACAAATTAAAGTTATTGCCTTTAAAGAAAAAGATGAATGGATTTTGGAAACAAAATACAATATTGGTAAGAAGAGAGAATCGTAATTGACACAATCTTTTTCAAATTTCATTGTAGAAGAACCAAAAGAACAGAAGTATAAACTTCTTATCCTTTCGCATGACGATCCACTAGACCCTAACGAAACAGGGCCTATGATTCGTAAGATTGCATCTAAAATGGGTATTGAAGTGTATCTTGCTGAGTTGTCTGGTTCTTATATGGAATCTGATGGAGATAGTAAATTAGTCTATTCCTTTCCTGTAAATGATGAAGGTAAGGCAGAACTTCCTACAATGAAGTCGGATGCAGAATACGAAAAACCTTTTAAGATTAATCCAAAAGACACTCTAGTTATGGCTAGAGGACTTGGTTCTACAACAAAACTTGGAAACCGTTCATGGTGGGTAACTATTAATAATCTTGAACATGAAGGTTATACGGTAATCAATTCTACAAGATGCCACGATATCTGTGGAGACAAATGGTTTAACCAAGTTGTGTTTCAAAGAGAAAACTTTAATACCCCCAAAACAGTTCTAGTAAGACATGCAGAAGGTGCCGAGGCGGCCGCAGAAAAACTAGGAAACAAGTTTCCTATGATTCTAAAAACTTCTACAGGTTCTAGAGGTGTTGGTGTAATGTGGATTGAGAGTTTAAAATCTCTTCACAGTATTGTACAACTTCTATATAGAGAAGATGAATATGTAGATATCATTCTACAAGAATATGTTAAGACAGATTACGATGTTAGAGTTATCGTTGTCGCTGGACAAATATTGGGTGCAATGAAACGCCCTGTTATCGGTGGTGACTTTAGAAGTAATGTTTCTCAAGGTTCTGAACCAGAGATACATGAGTTGACTGAATTAGAAAAAGAAGAATCAATTCGGGCAGCTAAAGCAGTGGACGGAATGATGGTCGGAGTTGACTTTATTCCCGCCAAGAACAGAGATAAAGATAAACCATATTTTATTGAGGTAAATTCTACGCCTGGACTTATGGGTATCGAGGCAGTGTTTAATAGTGCTGCATCAAAACCATTAATTAAAGATCAGAAAAGAAGTATCACAAAAGAGATATTGTCTATGTTTATGAATAGAAAAAATTGGAGTATATAATGCTACTTGATGCAATAAGAAAACTAAATGAAGGCAAGATTGCAATGCACAAAGCGAACATTGCAGTCTATCTAAAGAACCCTGCCGGTATTGGTGAACATTCTGATATCGCAGAGGCTGTAGAAGCAGAACTAATTAAGATTGCCGATGCACAAGATGTGGTTGACATGATTGATAAACATTTCAGTTCAGAGGAACAATTGCCTCTTTTCTCTTGACACATCCCCCATTTTGTTATATAATGAGTACAGTTGATAAGGGAAAATGTCTTGAATTTCTACACACATGTCGCCCAGTGGGGTAATCAATTGTTGGTTCGTGCAGTTGAGAACGGTATTCGTTCCAACTTCAAAGTAAAGTACGAACCGACACTTTTTGTACCAGTTCAAAAAGAAACTGGTTGGAAAACATTGGACAACAAAAATGTTAGTCCAATGAAGTTCCTTTCTATCAAAGAGGCTAAAGAATTCATATCTGGGTATGAAAATCAACCTCACCTTGCGTATGGTATGACTCAGTTCCCATACACTTACATTTCAGAAAAATATTCAAAACAAATTCAATTTGACAGTTCACAGCTTCGTATTATAACAATTGATATTGAAGTTGAGTGTGAGAATGGTTTTCCATTTGCAGACCAAGCTGTTGAACCAATGTTGTCTATAACTGTTAAAGATCACCAAAGTGGTAACATTACTGTTTGGGGTTTGCACGACTACCACAATGATAGACAGGATGTTAATTACATTAAGTGTCAGACTGAACGTGAACTTCTTGCTCAGTTCGTTTCTTGGTGGGAGAACGATCACCCAGACGTTATCACTGGTTGGAACACAGAGTTCTTTGATATTCCATATCTTGTAAACCGTATTAACAAAATCATGGGTGAGGAGGCTGTAAAACGCCTTTCGCCTTGGGGTGTTGTCAGTTCTCGTAAGGTTGTTTACTACGGTAAAGAAAATCAAGCATATGATATTCTTGGTGTGAACGATCTTGACTACTTACAACTATATCGTAAATTTACATATGCATATCAAGAATCTTATCGACTTGATCACATTGCTCTCGTAGAGTTGGGTGAACGTAAAGATGAAAACCCATATGAAACATTTCGTGATTGGTACACAAAAGATTATCAGTCATTTCTAGACTATAATATTCAAGACGTTGAACTTGTTGACAAACTAGATGACAAGATGAAACTGATTGACTTACTTTTGACTATGACTTATGAAGCAAAGGTAAACATGGCCGATGCATTTACTTCTGTTAAGTATTGGGATGTATTGATTTATAATCATCTTCTAAAACGCAAGATTGTAATTCCACAGAAGCCTGGCCGTTCTGCAAAGTCAGAGAAGTATGTTGGTGCATATGTCAAAGATCCACAAGTTGGACAACATAAATGGGTTCTATCCTTTGACTTGAACAGTCTATATCCACACTTGATTATGCAGTACAATATTTCACCAGAGACTTTGTTGCAACATCAACTTGATCTTGGTGATACTGCTGTAGATGACTTGATTGCCCAAGAATACAATACAAGAGACTTAGTTCCTTCAACTGTTACATTCACACCTAACGGTGCGATGTTTAACAAAGATTTTCAAGGTTTCTTACCTGAGATGATGCAGACAATGTATGATGAACGCACCATCTACAAAAAGAAGATGTTGGAAGCAAAACAACAATACGAAAATACAAAAGATCCAAAATATCTAAATGATGTATCTCGTTTTTCTAACATCCAAATGGCACGAAAGATTTCATTGAACTCTGCTTATGGTGCGATTGGTAATGAGTGGTTTAGATATTATGATTTGAGAATTGCAGAAGGTATTACAACTTCTGGACAACTTTCTATTCGTTGGATTGAGAAATCCCTAAACATCTATCTAAACAAACTATTGAAAACTGATGGAGAAGATTATGTTATTGCGTCAGATACGGATTCAGTATACATTACTTTTGACAGATTGGTTGACAGTGTGCTTAAAAAGAGAGATAATGAGTCGGAAGATTCATATCGTGGGCGGGCCGTTGACTTCCTTGACAGAGTTGCTAAAGAGAAAATTGAACCTTTTATTGATAACTGTTATCAAGCTCTTGCTTCGTATGTAAACGCATACGATCAGAAGATGCAGATGAAACGTGAGGTGATTGCAGACAAGGGTATCTGGACTGCAAAGAAAAGATATATCCTCAACGCATGGGATGTGGAAGGTGTTCGTTACCAAGAACCACAACTCAAGATTATGGGTATTGAGGCAGTCAAGTCATCAACGCCTGCACCCTGTCGTGAGAAGATTAAACAGGCACTAAAAGTTATTATGTCTGGAACAGAGAAAGATGTAAACAACTTCATTCAAGAGTTTCGTGAAGAGTTTATGAAACTCTCCCCAGAAGAGATTGCATTCCCTCGTTCAGTGAATGGTATTGATAAGTGGAGTGACAGTTCTGGTATTTTCAAGAAAGGTGCGCCAATGCATTGTAAGGGAGCTATTCTTTATAATCATTATGTTCGCAATCAAAAACTTACTCACAAATATCCTCTTATTCAAGAGGGTGACAAGATTAAGTTTCTCAATATGAGAACACCTAACAAAATGCAATCTAATGTAATTTCTTTTATTACAAAACTTCCAAAAGAGCTTGACATTCACCAATATTTAGACTATGATGTACAGTTCGATAAAGCGTTTGTTGAACCTTTGGTTTTTATTATGAACCAAATTGGATGGCAAATTGATAGAAGTTATGGAACACAAACTACACTTGAGGATTTCTTTACATGATACTAAATCGGGATGACGCTTTATATGCTGCAAATATTTTTGTAGATTACTTTTCAAACTTTGGTCGTATTGATGATTACTTACGCCGTGTAAAGTTGGAACGTATGTCAAACTATCCAATCTCTTTGCCAGGCATGGGGCCTGAAGATGATATGTTTGATAATTTTAACATTCATCCTAATGATATGGAATTTGCAGTAAAAGAAGTTCCTACAGAAGTGTTTGTTAATTACTTGGAGATTGTGACTTCACATGCTGTCGAAGCATCAATCCCAGGCAAGTCTCTCAAGTGGATTGTGTACGAAAAGAATTCAAATAAGATTGTTGGTTTTATTCGATTTGGTTCTCCAACAATTAACTCTAAACCTCGTAATTTGTTTTTGGGTAAACCGTTAGATACCATGAACCCAGAAGTTATGAAAAGATTTAATGACTCTACAATTATGGGTTTTACTATTGTTCCAACTCAACCATTTGGATTTAATTATCTAGGTGGTAAACTTCTTGCAGCAATGTGTTGTTCACATCTCGCAAAAGACACACTGAACAAAAAGTACGGTGGCCCATTCTGCATGTTTGAAACAACATCACTTTATGGTTCATCTAAAAGTTCTTCTATGTATGATGGTATGAAACCAATTCTGAGATTTAAAGGTTTGACTGAATCTGATTTTGCACCACTTATCAATGATGCTAACTTTCGTAACTTGAATGATTGGTTCAAGAAAAGAAATGATGGCGAATCTCTTGTTGATGATGGTGCCTCATCCAGAAAACTTAAAACACAAACTAAGATGGTATCTATTATCAAAGCCTCTCTCAAAGATGTAGAACCAGAAGAGTATAAAAAGTTTGTTAATGTCTTTGCAGAAGCAAAAGGATTGACAGAACAGAAACGACAGTTTATGTCGGATTATGGATATTCAAATGTTAAAGAATATTTGAATTTAGAAACGGATACTTTGGAGAAGAAAGAGAACTATGACAGATTTGAGTTTGATACTCTAGTTGATTGGTGGAGAAAGAAAGCAATCAACCGATATGAGTCTCTCAAAGCTGATAATAGAATCAGGACTGAAGTTGAGGTTTGGAATAGAAACGCTGACATTGATATTATAAGGTAGATAAAATGGAAAAAGGAACAGTAGTGACACTCGTTTTAAATAACGGTGCAGAAATTGTAGGAAGATTAGAAGAAGAAACATTCAGTTCTATTGTAATTAATAGACCAAGAATGGTTCAAGTTACACAACAAGGAGTTGGACTTGTCAATGGCATCTCAATGACAGGTACAGAACCAAAAGGCAATTTTGATTTTGCTAAAACATCTGTTTTGTATTACATTGAAACATCAGAAGAAGTTGCAAATGGTTGGACTTCACAAACTAGTGGTATTGCTCTTCCACAAAAAGGACTTGTAAGTTAATGCAAATCGAAGATGATTTCAAACTAGACTTTTCTAATGTACTCATTCGTCCTAAAAGATCAACTCTTAAATCCCGAAAAGATGTTGACTTAGTACGAATTACTAAATTTAGAAATAGTGTCCGTCAGTATGTTGGTGTTCCTATTATGAGCGCTAACATGGATGGTGTTGGTACGTTTGAAATGGCTGATGCACTTGCAGAACAAGGTTTGTTTACATGTCTAGTAAAGACATATTCAGTAAACCAATTAGTTAGTTTCTTTGACCCTGATAACCAAGAACTTAAAGAAACTAGAGTTGAAGGTGTTGCAATGTCAATTGGTTCATCTGATGATGACTATCTAAAATTTAGGAATGTGTATGAACTAAGTGATGGTGCTGTTAAGTATCTTTGTGTAGATGTTGCAAACGGATACACTGAAATCTTTAGTAACTTCATTTATCAGTTGAGATTAAATCATCCAGAACTTGTTATCATAGCAGGAAATGTTGTTACAGGTGATATGACACAGGAGTTGATTTTAAATGGAGCTGATATTGTTAAGTGTGGGATTGGGCCTGGCAGTGTGTGTACTACTCGTATTCAAACTGGTGTTGGGTATCCTCAGTTATCGTCTGTTATTGAGTGTGCTGATGCTGCTCATGGTTTGGGTGGTCATATCATCGCTGATGGCGGTTGCACATGTGCTGGAGACATCGCAAAAGCTTTCGGAGGCGGTGCAGATTTCGTCATGCTCGGTGGGATGCTCTCAGGTCACGATGAGGGCGGGGGAGAATATATATTGGAAGATGACAATCCAGAACCAGTAGGAGTAAAATTCTATGGTATGAGCTCGGAGACTGCAAATGAAAAACATTTCGGTGGACTTAAAGACTACAGAGCCGCAGAAGGAAAGGAAGTCATTGTTCCCTACAGAGGAAGCATTGTTAATACTGTGCAAACTATTCTTGGTGGAATCAGATCGTCCTGTACTTATGTTGGAGCAAGACGAATAAAAGACTTGACAAAATGCACAACATTTGTTAAAGTATATAACACTCATAACACTATCTTTGGAGATTTATAATGGACAACAATTTTCTACTAGACTATGCTAGATTTGTAGACGCTGTAACTAGTGATGCATCATCTGATCCACAGGCGTTTTCTGATGCATTAGATGTTATTGATGGGTTCGGTGTTTCACCAGAACGCATTCTAACCGCTGCAATTGGTATCAGTGCAGAGGGTGGTGAATTTGCAGAAATTGTGAAGAAGTGTATCTTCCAAGGTAAACCTATGGATGATGATGCACAATATCACATGAAACGTGAACTTGGTGATATTATGTGGTACATTGTACAAGCTTGTATTGCACTGAATATCTCTTTGGAAGATGTTATAGATACTAATATAGACAAATTGGAAGCGAGATATCCTGATGGATTTGAGGCGTTTCGTTCAAACCACAGGAGTGATGGAGACATATAATGGATTTTTTAAAAGATATTGCCAAGACAGCAGGCAACGAATATGCTGCACTTGTATCAGAAGGCGTTGAAGCTGGAGATGTAAGTTCATTTATTGATACAGGTTCGTATATTTTTAATGCGTTGTTAAGTGGTAGTATCTATGGTGGACTTCCATCAAATAAGATTACTGCTGTTGCTGGTGAGTCTGCAACTGGTAAGACTTTCTTTGTGATGGGTATGGTAAAGTCGTTTTTGGATTCAAATCCAGATGCAGGCGTTTTGTATTTTGAATCAGAAAGTGCAATCACTAAACAGATGGTAATTGATAGAGGTATCGACCCCTCTCGTATGGTTATTCTTCCAGTGACAACTGTACAAGAGTTTCGTACTCAGGCAATTAAAGTGTTGGATGCATATCTGCAACAGAACGAAGCAGACAGAAAACCAATGATGTTATGTCTGGATTCACTTGGTATGTTGTCTACAACTAAAGAAGTAGAGGATACTAGTGAAGGTAAAGAAACTCGTGATATGACACGGGCCCAAGTTCTCAAGGCTGCATTTCGTGTGTTGACTTTGAAACTTGGTAAAGCAAAAGTTCCTATGGTTGTAACAAACCATACATATGATGTTGTTGGTTCTATGTTCCCAACCAAAGAAATGGGTGGTGGTTCTGGACTGAAGTATGCAGCATCATCTATCGTATACCTTTCCAAGAAGAAAGAAAAAGATGGAACTGAGGTTGTTGGTAACATCGTTCACTGTAAGAATGCTAAGTCTCGTTTGACAATCGAAAACAAGATGGTTGATGTTCGTCTGATGTATGAACGTGGTCTAGACAGATACTATGGACTACTTGAACTTGCACTGAAGTATGGTATCTTTAAATCTGTATCTACTCGTATTGAGTTGCCGGATGGAACTAAAACATTTGGTAAAACAATCAATAATGCTCCAGAGAAATTCTTTACACCAGAAATCATGGCACAACTTGATGAAGTCGCCGGTAAAGAATTTAAATACGGACAGCGTGAAGAAGTTGAAGAGGAAGTTGTAGAAGATGCAGTTGACTAAAGTTGATTTGGAAAGATGTTTTGAGTATGTCAGCTCAAAACAAGAGGGTGAAAAGTGGACAGGTATAAAACTTCTACCAACAGCCCAAGATTATAAAGACATTATCTATAAGTATGGTAAAGTAGAATTTGGTGAAGAGACAGAAAGTGGCGAAATGCCCTTGACATTTCATTATGATGTGATATACTCAGGTAAATATACAGAACAAGAATTGCAAGATGATATTAACTTTAAGAATCTCATTGGAGATGTTCTTACAGTTATTTTAGAACGACAGTTAAAGGAAGATAATTTACAATATGTCAATACAGACAATTGAAAGAACAACACTATCTAATCTCGTAAAGAATGAACCTTATGCTCGTAAGGTTCTTCCATTTATTAAACCAGAGTATTTTTCAGACCTACACGAAAGAGTTGTGTTTGAAGAGATTTCCAAGTTTATTGAAAAGTATGGAAATCAACCAACAAAAGAATCTTTGTCCATTGAACTGGACAATCGAAAAGATTTAACAGAAGAACAATTTAAAAGAGTTGTTGATATCGTTGAAACCCTGTCTGATGCAGATGTTGATATGCAGTGGTTGGTGGATACAACAGAAAAGTTTTGTAAGGATAAAGCAGTCTACAATGCTATCCTTAGTGGTATTCAGATTATTGAGGGAAAGGATAAAACACATACTTCAGAAGCAATACCATCCATCCTATCAGAGGCTTTATCAGTTGCTTTTGATCAGAGTGTTGGACACGATTATGTAGAAGATGGTGAGGAACGATTTGAGTTCTACCATAGAAAAGAAGAAAAATTAGAGTTCGACTTGGAATACTTTAACAAGATCACCAAAGGTGGACTCCCACAAAAAACTTTGAACATTGCCCTTGCTGGAACTGGTGTTGGTAAATCGTTATTCATGTGTCACATGGCTGCGTCAACCCTCATGCAAGGTAAGAATGTTCTATACATCACAATGGAGATGGCAGAGGAACGGATTGCAGAAAGAATTGATGCGAACCTTATGAACATTACTATGGATGACTTACATGAGTTACCAAAGAAAATGTTTACTGATCGCCTCTCCAAAATTCAAACAAAGACCAACGGAAAGTTGATTATCAAAGAATACCCAACTGCATCTGCTCACTCTGGACATTTCAGAAGTTTAATTAAGGAACTGGCTCTAAAGAAGTCGTTCAGACCAGATATTATCTTTATTGATTATTTGAATATCTGTTCATCATCTAGATTTAAGGGGAATGCAAATGTCGGATCATACTTCTATATCAAGGCGATTGCAGAGGAACTTAGGGGTCTTGCAGTTGAAAATAATGTACCGATTATGTCGGCAACACAAACAACTAGAGGTGGGTTCGCCAGTTCAGATGTGGGCTTGGAAGATACATCAGAAAGTTTTGGTTTGCCTGCTACGGCTGACCTCATGTTTGCACTTATATCAACAGAAGATTTGGAAAGTCTCAACCAGATAATGGTGAAACAACTGAAGAATCGTTACAATGATCCTGGCACCAACAAGAGATTTGTTATAGGAATTGACAGAGCTAGAATGAAACTATATGATTGCGAACAGGAAGCACAAAATGACATTATTGACAGTGGACAAGAAGATGACACCCCAGCATTTGATAAAACAACTTTCGGAGTGGGTCTTGGAAAGAACAAGACTTATGAGAAATTTTCGGACATCAAAGTATAAAAGTCCAAAATACTTTGTAAATAAAAATGGTAAAAGGTGGGAAGTCGTAGAGTTTCCATCAAATGATATCGTGTGTTCATTTAATACAAAAGAACAGGCAGAGTTGTTATCAGAACGAATTACTAAAAACAAACCCTTTGGAGACAGGCCTCTTCCTAAATTTATAAAAGGTAACACTATTGACATTTGTGAATAGTTGTGTTATTATAAATAGTATAAACCTATTTGTACTAATGGAAACTGTGCCACATGTTAAAATTTTCAAGTTTTCTCACCGAAGATAAAGGTGGGAAAAACCTACACCTAGAACACATAGAGGACGAAATTCTAAATTTCGGAGTTGATGGCGGCCGAGCTGCTATCAACTTTATTCAGTCTTTGCGTGACATGTTGGCCGGTTCTTCTCGTTCTTCTGTAAACATGACTGTAAAGTGGGATGGAGCTCCTGCTATCTTTGCTGGAATTGATCCAGAAGATGGACGGTTCTTTGTTGCAAAGAAATCAGTATTTAATATAGAACCAAAACTTTACAAGTCAAACGCAGAGATTGATGCAGACGGATTGTCTGGTGCATTGAACTCTAAGTTTAAGATTGCACTTGCAGAGTTTTCTAAGTTGGGTATCACAGGTGTTCTTCAAGGCGACTTGATGTTTACTGATGATGTTTCTACAGAAACTATTGATGGTAAATCTTTCCTAACATTCCAACCAAACACAATTGTATATGCAGTTGATGCGAACTCAGAATTGGGTAAACAAATCAATAATGCAAAGATTGGTGTAGTGTGGCACACCACATATACAGGCAAAACACTCCAAGACATGAAGGCCTCTTTTGGTGCAAATATCAAAGGATTGCAGAAACCATCTACAGTTTGGATGGACGATGCAACCTATAAAGATGTTTCTGGTAAAGCAACAATGACTGAAAAAGAAACTACCTTTGTTACATCACATCTATCTATGGCTGGTACAACATTCAGAAAAATTAATTCCCAACTTCTTACTGGTTTTCTTACAATTCAAAATAGTTTCACTGGTGATTTTTCTGGTGCTTCTTTAAAGACATACAATAATAGTATGGTTAGAAAAGGACAAAAGATCACTAATCCTAAAAAACATGCACAAGGTTATATTCCTTGGGTAGAGGCGGTGTTTGATAAAAAGATTGAAAAATTAAAAACACCAGTTAAGAAACAGGAAGTTGAAAATAATAAAAAAGAAATAGTTCGTGAACTAAAGAAACATATTGTAAACCTATCTAATATTATTGAGTTTCAAAACCATATCGTAGAATCTAAGATGGGTATTGTAAAGAAACTAAATACTGTAAAGAGTATTGGAACTTTTATTAAAACTGAAAATGGTTTTAAAGTTGTAAACCCAGAAGGGTATGTTGCAATTGATAGAATTTCTGGTAATGCAGTAAAACTTGTGGATAGAATGGAATTTAGTTTCAATAACTTTACTGCAATCAAGGCGTGGGATAAATGAGACCATTTTCATTTTTTCTTAAAGAGGGTATTAAGTTACAACTGGTTCGTGGAAAGAATCAAGATGTGTTGAAGATGTGGAAAACTGGTGAGAGTAGTTGGGTAGAAGTTAGAGGTAAACCAAATTTTGAAGTGAATTTTGATCCAAAAGATCCACTTCATAAGGCAATAAAGGCTCTTGGTAAATCTGCAAATATCTCCGATTTTGTAAATGGTGATATTGTAAATATTAATCCAAAGCACCCAAATGCAAAGAAGGCGTTAGATACAGCAAAGGCTTTAATGAAATGAAAACATTTGACGACCTAATGTTAGAACTTATTGAGAGAAAAGCTTTGTCTGTTTCTCAACGAAGAAAAATGGGTTTGCGAATGAAAAAAATGATGAAGAACCCTGCTGTTCAGGCAAAAATTGCCAGATCAAAAAAGAAGTTGGCGACTAATTCAAAAATTCAACAGAGAGCAAACAAAGCTGCGAAACAGATAATTATTAAAAAGTTTGCTGGTATGGATAAACAGGATTATGCAAATCTTTCTTTAATGCAAAGACAGGCACTTGATGATAGAATTGTTTCTAAGAAGGGTGCTGCGATTAAAAAGATTGCAAAAAAACTTATTATAAAGTTAAAGAAGGATGAGTTGGAAAGACTTAAAAAGGCAAGAGAATTGGGTAGTGAACAATGAAAACTTTTAAGGATATTAGAGAGGCTCGTGGGGATACTTGTGTATTCACTTTTGGTAGATTCAATCCACCAACGACAGGACATGAAAAACTATTAGACGCTGTTGCGACACAGGCAAAGAAGAACCCTGGCGCACCTTACTATGTGTTTGCTTCTCATTCTGAAAACGCAAAGAAAG